ATGGCACTGAATATTCCATTCAGAAATGCGTACTATCGTTTTGCATCCAGTTACTCATTTCTCTTTTTTATTTCCTGGTCGCTGTGGTGGTCGTTATACGCTATTTGGCTGAAAGGACATCTAGGGTTGACAGGGACGGAATTAGGTACACTTTATTCGGTCAACCAGTTTACCAGCATTCTATTTATGATGTTCTACGGCATCGTTCAGGATAAACTCGGTCTGAAGAAACCGCTCATCTGGTGTATGAGTTTCATCCTGGTCTTGACCGGACCGTTTATGATTTACGTTTATGAACCGTTACTGCAAAGCAATTTTTCTGTAGGTCTAATTCTGGGGGCGCTATTTTTTGGCTTGGGGTATCTGGCGGGATGCGGTTTGCTTGATAGCTTCACCGAAAAAATGGCGCGAAATTTTCATTTCGAATATGGAACAGCGCGCGCCTGGGGATCTTTTGGCTATGCTATTGGCGCGTTCTTTGCCGGCATATTTTTTAGTATCAGTCCCCATATCAACTTCTGGTTGGTCTCGCTATTTGGCGCTGTATTTATGATGATCAACATGCGTTTTAAAGATAAGGATCACCAGTGCGTAGCGGCAGATGCGGGAGGGGTAAAAAAAGAGGATTTTATCGCAGTTTTCAAGGATCGAAACTTCTGGGTTTTCGTCATATTTATTGTGGGGACGTGGTCTTTCTATAACATTTTTGATCAACAACTTTTTCCTGTCTTTTATGCAGGTTTATTCGAATCACACGATGTAGGAACGCGCCTGTATGGTTATCTCAACTCATTCCAGGTGGTACTCGAAGCGCTGTGCATGGCGATTATTCCTTTCTTTGTGAATCGGGTAGGGCCAAAAAATGCATTACTTATCGGAGTTGTGATTATGGCGTTGCGTATCCTTTCCTGCGCGCTGTTCGTTAACCCCTGGATTATTTCATTAGTGAAGTTGTTACATGCCATTGAGGTTCCACTTTGTGTCATATCCGTCTTCAAATACAGCGTGGCAAACTTTGATAAGCGCCTGTCGTCGACGATCTTTCTGATTGGTTTTCAAATTGCCAGTTCGCTTGGGATTGTGCTGCTTTCAACGCCGACTGGGATACTCTTTGACCACGCAGGCTACCAGACAGTTTTCTTCGCAATTTCGGGTATTGTCTGCCTGATGTTGCTATTTGGCATTTTCTTCTTGAGTAAAAAACGCGAGCAAATAGTTATGGAAACGCCTGTACCTTCAGCAATATAGACGTAAACTTTTTCCGGTTGTTGTCGATAGCTCTATATCCCTCAACCGGAAAATAATAATAGTAAAATGCTTAGCCCTGCTAATAATCGCCTAATCCAAACGCCTCATTCATGTTCTGGTACAGTCGCTCAAATGTACTTCAGATGCGCGGTTCGCTGATTTCCAGGACATTGTCGTCATTCAGTGACCTGTCCCGTGTATCACGGTCCTGCGAATTCATCAAGGAATGCATTGCGGAGTGAAGTATCGAGTCACGCCATATTTCGCTATCAGGATTCTGTGTGATGGTTACATCGCCCGGCCCAGGGCTGTTTAGTCATCAGCGCTTTCTGACAGTGCTGAGATTTCAACCTGTTGCAGTAAAAATGAGTAGATATAAGGCAAGTGTGCTGCCAAACCCATCTTTTACGGGGTGAAGGTAGATTTCGTTTGAAGGGTATCTGGTGTCCCCTGCAGACATCTACTTGAGGCGGCAGGGGATTGATTGGAATGGTGTTTTTTAGGTGTGAGAAATATTTTACCCGCTATTTTACCCATTGGCGCGGCTTAAGAGCTTATTTTTGAATTCACAATGGTCACGATATAACCATCTTGCTCGCCCGTGGATAACTTTGGCTTTTGGCAGGTCGCCGGACTTAATCCGGTCGTAGATGAAGGTTTTACCAAAGCCAGTATCGGCCATGATGAATTTCAAATCAACCAGGGAATCAGGCTGTAGTTCGTGTTGCATGAGTGCTATCTCCGAATAGGGAATCGAACCTGCAAATCAGGTAATAAAAAACCGCCATCAGGCGGCTTGGTGTTCTTTCAGTTCTTCAATTCGAATATTGGTTATGTCTTATTCGATGCGTACTCCTGGTATTTCGCCTTTTGAAATGGCTAAGTCATAAATTTGCGCAGCACTATACCCATCTCGCATCCATGAATCTAAGGCGCGAATAGCCTCGCTACGCTTTTTATCTTCTCTTTCATTTTTGATATCAACGAGGACATCAACGCAATTAAGGCATATGTGGATTTTGTCCTTACATTCGATCATGGCGGCTTTACCATGATTTCCGCCACACAGTGAGCATAAATCTTCAGGGTCTGGCTGGTATTTCTGTAACGTTAAAGGGTTGAATGTTGAACAGGCCATAATCATCTCCATAAAACAAAACTCGCCGTAGCGAGTTCAGATAAAAGAAATCCGCATTAAGCGGCGTCGGTGAATTCAAATAAAAAACCGGCTTGCGCCGGCTCTCTCATCTTTCTGTCTACCCATGCTGATATCGATGGTGGGTGCACCTTTTCAATAGCTGCGCGAAGTACAGCTGTACGTGCCAGTTTGTCGGTAATCTCAGGAAATCGCTTCTCTGTCTTCGGTACGTTAACAGCAACATTAGTAGAATCCGCACTGGCGAACGGATACATACCAAGAACTCTCACGTCGAGCATTCGAAGACCATGAATTTTCACTTTCAAATTACGATTGATATAAAGCTCAGTGAAAACTTCATCCATTCTCTGTTCCCACCATTTAGAGCGTATGTGCCTGTGTGGGCCGCAGCATCCAATCGCCACCCATTCAAATTTGCCAGAAAGGCGTAAAAGACGTTCAATTGATTCGTCGGTATGCCAGACCGGAACCGCTTTTGATTTTAGCCAATCAGGAACCAACTCAATCTGCTCGTCGTTTTCTGCCTCTGTCCCTTCGATAACGTCAGGTATAAGAAACCATTCAATTCTGCTGAACCACTTCCCAACAAAGTCGTAGAATTTTGCTCGTCTCTTACTCCAGTCTACCGGAGTGCCTTTCTTTAATGCTTTCATCCAGTCGCTAAAAGCGCCGTTATCAAGGCGTATATCACAAGGGAACATGGCAATCTTTTTCATCTGCTCTGGTCTGGCAAATGAAACAAAAGCCCCACCATCACGGTAAAGGGCTTTAATCAGCATATCTGTAGGGGCATGCTCATCCCCCCATATTGGGCTGCCGTGAAAGTGGATGGTCATATTATCCCCATATAAAAGAAATCCCCGCGAGTGCGAGGATTGTTATTCAGTGCCGATATTTACCTTTATCGCGAACACCTTTACCGGTTTATCGCCGAAGTGGGGATGTGTGATTGTCTTGATTTCATATCCGTCATACGGAACATCAATTCTTCGGCTGGAATCGTCGCGCTTCGGATATCCCTTTGTGATAATCAGGCGGTCATACTCCCGGAACATAATTCGCTTATTCCAGTAGTCATTACACAGGCGATACTCTTCTGTTTTCTCTCCGCGAATCATGGCATCGAAGTATTCACCTTTGACGGCAAGTTGCAGGTTAGCCACGGTTAACCTCCTGCGGCGGTTCTGGTAGCGGCATCCAGTGAGTTATTTCATCGGCAAAGATATCTGAGTTAAGTTCCGTCCAACTATTCCAATACCCAGATTCATCCCACCATTTAACCTCGACATGCTCTCCGTCGGTCACTAACACATCAGCATACCCTTTCGGCATTCGCTCACTACAGCTTATCCAACCATCCGGAGTTACCGGAGAGTTGCCATTTACATCGAAGTTTGGCTCTGCGTCCTGAACCAGGAGGATGTAACCATTCTTGGCTGTATCAAGTTCTAACGCCTCGGTGACGGTGCCGAAATAGCGATTACCTAAATCAGCATCACAAGTGCTTACATCAATGGAAACTTCCATGCCTTCGATTAATTCTGGCAAGTTGTAAGTTTGGCTTACAGGCTCTGCTTCCAGCGATGCCAGCGCAATCCGTGCCAGTTCCATTTGTTCGCCACGAGTAAGTCCGTTATCAAGCGGATTTTTAATGAATAATTTGATACGTTCTTTGGTTATAGCGCTCATATCACTCTCCTTTGGTGCGAATGCCAGTGGTACTCATTCTCCTGATTTCCCAGAGCACACGAGGAATACCACCGTTTCCGACCGGATCGCGTTTACTCCGCAGGGCGACGCTTGATTCCGCCCAGCTTTTTCTTGGAGGAAGCTCTTTCACACGAACAAAACCAGCTGCGCGAAGAGATGCTCCTGATTCATCTGCCTGGGTGTACGTAATACAACGTTGATAACCCATAGCTTTTGCTGCCCGCCAGACAGCACCATAAAGCGCGCTGTTAGCGTTGCGTTCTCCTGTGGTACATGTGCGATTTACTTCAAGCGTTAATCCATCGTCCAAATGTCGTGCAACAGGTCGACCAGCTGTCGCCACACCTATCAATTCTCCGGCATTATTTCTCAGACCAATGCTGAATTTATGCCCCACTGGTGGTTTATTGTGTCGGTGGTGCTGTGCGATAAATTCCTGCGCCGCTTTCAGCGTTATAGGTGAAATGACCATCACTCAGACTCCTCCTTGATGCCAGCGGCGCGCTCGGCTTCACTTTGTTCCCAAAACCACTTGTGAAGCGCCATAAGCTTTTCGTCAATCGGTGCATATTTGCGATTAAAGTAGGCCTGAGCATCTTTCTCAGATTCGTCCGGTAATTCGCCAGGGCCAAACAGTGTGTTATAAATCCATGCCAGTCCGCTCTTAGCGTCGCCAGTTGCCTGCCATTCGATAATGGCAGCCTGCATGACCAGAATGTTTTTCCCGATTAATAGGTCCAGTTCTTTGTACCGGTTGCGGATGTATGCATTCTCGCTTTGTAATTCAGCGTTTCGCTTCTCTGCTGCTTCCAGCTCATCCAGCAGCGCCAAGACGGTAGCCGGATTGGCTGCGGCGATGAATTCAGCATTGGCCTGCTGTTCCATTTGGAAATCTTCATCGAAACCGCTTTCAGGATGCGCTCCTTCAATTCTGCAAATGGGAATATATCCAGCAACTTCACGATGAATTAGCGCATCATCACCATCAAATCGGCCCTCTCCATATTCGAGCGACCACACACCACACGTTGCTTTTTCTGCCTTGGCACGCAGTACCTGATAGTCAATCTTGCTCACTGGTTGCCTCCTTTGCGCCACATCGCATTCAGATATTTGTTTTGATTCACTGATGGAAAAGAATTTCTCTTAAGCAATTCCTCTCTCGATGGCATTGGCTTTACGCGTTGGCGAATAATCATTTCTGCCGGAAGAATGCCTGGATTGTATGCAAGTCCTCTCATGGTAAATTCCTCTTTGTTAATTTATTCGTATGCCTGCTCTTTCTTCATCGAGTTTTTTTAGCTTGTATCGCATAGCTCTTACTGAATAAATTGAGCGGCAGGTTGCAATTGCTATTTCTTCTGCGGAGAACTTACCGAAAAGTGATACTTCGGCTCTTGTCCAGCGTCTTCCACGAAGTCGGCTAACAATGTCAGCGCCAATCCTTGTTGCTTTCGCCATTACTGCTTTTTCAGTCCTTTCCAGTTTTTCAGCGATAACTTCAACTGGCATTGTCGCCGCCACTTCGCGCAAGAAATCGACTTCCCATTTCTCCCATGGAGTCTTTTTCATAGGCGATACCGTTATTTGATAAGAAGTGAAGGTTTCCCAACTTTGAGTTGAGCACCGGGGATATTTATTCCTGCTTTTAGTTGGTGTTTGATTGCCAGTTTGTCGGCTTTAATTGTCGTTTCAAACTCAACGTATTCAGGAGGAAGGGCGCTTGAGTCGATGATTTCTACAGTTTCTGACGGTTTGCGGATTGTTACCTGGTGAATACCTGCTCTAATCTTTTTCTTGCCAACCATTTCAAGCGATGAGGCTATATATGCCATAATGCTATCAATCTTATTTTGAATTACTGCTGCTCGTTCATTCAGTGACTTTGCCTCGTCCTTGAGGCGTTCAGCATAACCAGATTCATTTTTAATAATGGCAAGAAGTTGCTCTATTTTATCGGTAAATTCTCCTTCCATGCCTTCTATTGTGTCAGCAATCATCTCTGGTTCTAAATCTGAATCCATCAATTTTGCGTATTCATTGGCAATTTCATATAGTTTGCTCACTGGCAACCTCCAGTTTCGCTTTGCATTCTATGTAAATGGCTTGTATGTTCTGCTGCAATTTCATTCCAGATGTCAGGCGATATGCTTCTGCAAAATATCTCTTCAAATCATCCATGTTTTCAGACTGAGCCATTTCATCACAAAGAAGTTGTGCTTTATCCGTTATTTCCTGCTGGCGTTTCCGTTCATCTTCGCGGATATCTTCCTCTGATTTGTGCGGCATAACTGGTTCCTGATGCATACCTTCATCTTCGTTAAGCAGGTGAATGGCATTATCCAGTCGCTGGGCTTTAGGCCAGTATTTGCTGGCGCGTTTAACTATTGTTTTACGCGCCATCTCTTCCCAGAATGTCTTCCACGGTCCATTCTTTGCCTTGCTCGTTGCTTCCACAGCTTTAATTTCTGCCAGACTCATTTCTTCAGTGAGGTAGTCACCATCTGCTGTTTTAACCGTACAATAACCACCAACAATAGAGCCTCGCTCACCAAATGCGTTGTATTTGTGGGTTGGTGCTGAATCAAGGCCGTTTGATTCATAGGTGTCGTTTGAGTACACCAGTTTGCATTGCCCCCACTTAATTGATCCTGTCGATTGCGCAAGATGAAGTAATCCCATGTAACTGATATCAAGGCAAACCATGCCGTCGCGAGGAACCAGATAAGCCAGTTTGCTGGCCGGGTTTAAGGTGATGCCGATCGCCGCAACATTGATGATGGCGTTCTGTGCGCTGGTTGGATTTGCCAGTGCCGTTTTAGCCAGGTAATCATTTTTCTGGAAATACTGAATTGCAAACTGGCTTTCCTTAGCCCATGTCACCGTCTGTTCAGTCAATGCTCCGCAGAATAACTGCTCCTGCTGTTTAACGAATTCAACGATATTGCTCATGCAGCTTCTCCAAAAATGTGTCTGCGTTTAAATATTGCGAAGGCATATTCAGCCTTAACTCTTTCGGTTATTGCATCCCAGAACCATTCAGCGGCTTTTTCCTGATAGTTACAGTCATCATCTTCCAGCCAGTCGATAGCGTCCTTAGTGTGTTCATCTGGTTTATATGAGCGAAGCATTTCGCTTATTGGGTCGCAACGTTTGCAGAGGCGATCAACTTCACTGTTAATTCGTTCGTAATCTTCATCAGTAAAACTTGCGATTATTTGCGATATTTCACGCTTATCATTCAGAGTCAGAATCATCATCTTTCTCCTGTTCTTTGTGCTGATTGAGCATTTTGTTCATCTGACGAATGAATTCTTCGTCTGACCAGTTATCTGTAAAACTCATTTCCTGCGATACCACGGAAGGTTGATAGCTGATTTCATCGCTTTATTTGCTTCAAGCCACATTTTTGAATCACCAATAAATCTGGCTATTACTGCTTTGTTTTGTGCCGCACGAAGCATCTGGTGATTAATGGCTATTTCATTGCGCATAACGCCTCCAGTTGTTTCTTTGCTGCTCTAATTAATTGTTTAACTCGGCGTGATAATTCAGATTCGTGCGGGTAGAAAGCGGACATGACGCCGCTACCCGCGAGCTGAAAGTGCATCATGGGTAACTCCTTATATTTGATTGCATAACGAAAACGCCTCGAGTGAAGCGTTATTGGTATGCATATAAAAAGGCCCTCACACTGGAGGGCAAAGAAGATTTTCAATAATCAGAACAAGTCGGCTCCTGTTTAGTTACGAGCGACATTGCTCCGTGTATTCACTCGTTGGAATGAATACACAGTGCTTATTTGTACTAATAAAATACCCAATTTTCTGTTTCTTGGTTGTGTCCAAAGTTATATTCAATATCTGGTGTTGATGTATCAATATTCTTCATCCCATCAACAAGAGTTGATACAACAGCCAAATCTTGTTTGATTCTCATTAAATGGTATTTCTTCCGGCGCAATAAACTTTCAATGGCAAGTTTCTTCGTTGGGAATGCAAAAGATCTTTCTGCATTTTTTGCTACTTTCTTAATTGCATATCTATTTCTCTTTTGTTTCCATTCCTGTAACCACTGATTTGGTGCTGGTTTAAAATTAACAATCCAATGCGCAGGAACCAACCATGCATAATGCTCTGTCTGATGAAAAGCTATATATTGAAGTGCGAATATTTTGATTCCATCTTCTTCAACTGTCGCCTGGAATCTCCAGAAAACAGGCATTCCATCATGTTCAGTTTCTGATTCAGGAAAAGGTACGCTCCATGATTTTGTCATATCTCACCTCAAATAAGTGGCTTGCTGCCTAATTTCATTTTCTGGCGACCAACACAAGTCACACCCATTTCACTGCGTGGCTTGCTGTACCATGTGCGCTGATTCTTGCGCTCAATACGTTGCAGGTTGCTTTCAATCTGTTCGTGGTATTCAGCCAGCACCGTAAGGTCTATCGGATTCAGTGCGCTTTCTACTCGTGATTTCGGTTTGCGATTCAGCGAGAGAATTGGGCGGTTAACTGGTTTTGCGCTTACCCCAACCAACAGGGGATTTGCTGCTTTCCATTGAGCCTGTTTAGCTGCGCGGCGTTCGCGGCGGCGTGTTTGTGCATCCATCTGGATTCTCCTGTCAGTTAGCTTTGGTGGTGTGGTGGCTGGTAGTCTAGCTCCAGCTTGTTGAGTCTCATTCGGAGGGGTATAACCGGCACCCCAGCGATTTTTCCATGCGACAACGTGCGCGTTATGGCGGCCTTATCGCCCGCGGCTCCCCATCTCGTCCACGCTATTGCTAGCGTTGGGAGCGCTTCACCGCTCAACAGTAGGTAAGCACTTGCCAGTGACTAGCTGGCTTCACCACACACCAAAGCCTTCTGCTTTGAATGCTGCCCTTCTTCAGGGCTTAATTTTTAAGAGCGTCACCTTCATGGTGGTTAGTGCGTCCTGCTGATGGCTAAATAGTACGATTTGTACTTTATCGAGTCAATACAAAATGTTCTAAATATAATTAGTTTTTTATAACGTTTTGTATTTAATGGGTTTATAATTTGGAAAAAGAAAACCCGACGCTAAGGTCGGGTTATTGTTGTGTGTTTTAGAGTGGTGAGGCTGTTAACTAAATGTCTCTTCAGGCCACTGGCTGGCGATAACTTTCCCTACTACGGAACAGCTATCATTGCATGGAATCATTGGATATTGCGGGTTTAGTGGCTGTAGGAACACCTGACCGCTATCCCTGATCAGTTTCTTGAAGGTAAACTCGTCACCACCAAGTCTGGCTATGCAGAAATCACCTGGCTCAACAGCCTGCTCGGGGTCAACGAGAATTAACATCCCGTCAGGAAAGCTTGGCTTCGATCCTGTTGGCGCGGTCATGGAATTACCTTCAACTTCAAGCCAAAACGCACAATCACTGGCTTTTTTGGTTGTGCTTACCCATCTCTCCGCATCACCTTTGGTAAAGGTTCTAAGCTCAGGCGAGAACATCCCGGCCTGAACATGAGAAAAAACAGGGTACTCATATTGTTTTTTAACGGGGGCAGATGAGTATTCGCCAACAGGTGAAAATGTACCGTCGTGGTTGAATGAGACGTTATCAATACCAAGGTATTTAAACACCACACCAATCTCGTCAAGAGATGGATGACGAGATCCGCGCAACCAGTGACCAATTCCACCCTGCGTCATACCAAGCTCTTCAGCTAACTTCTCTTGAGTTATGCCGAGCTCTTTCATTCTGGATCTAGCCAGTTCATACCATTTCATTTTCATACCCTTATTATTACGCTCTGTACTAAAACCATCCATGCACAAGATGTATTTTTTGTTTGCATTCTAAAAGTACATATCGTATTATTGTTTCATGGTTACTATGGAGGGCATATGAGCAACCTACGAAAATATCGAGAGTCACTGAATATCTCTCAAACAACACTTGCTAAGGCAGTTGGATGCACACAGGGAGCTATCGGACATTGGGAATCTGGTCGTCGCTTCCCAGACCTTAAAACATGCCGTGCTCTTGTTGAGTGCCTAAACAAGTTAGGCGCAAAAGTCAGTCTTGATGACGTGTTCCCGCCGGAACACAAAGCCGCTTAAGACATTCCCGCTCTTACACATCCCAGCCCTGAAAAAGGGCATTACCAGAAACAAATCTCTATGGTTTTGCGTTTCTTTGCGAAGCCAACTCTATCTAATCATTAAGGAAATTATCTATGGGTACTATTGCAACTAAAAGCAAGAAAGCGGCTCGCATCGAGTCAGCCTTGCTGAACAAACTGGCACTGATGGGGCAGAAGACATTCGCTCGAGCGATGGGGGTTCCTGAATATCAGGTAAGCCGATGGAAGAATGGTTTCTTCTCGCAGGTAAGCATGATGCTTGCTGTTCTGGAATACGGAATCGAAGACGATGAAATGGCTGAATTGACTAAGCGGCTTGCCGATTACCTGACAAAAGAAAAAGCCCCGAAGAACGGCGAATTCTTCGAGGCCTGATGTAGAAAGACTGGATCAATCCACAGGAGTAATTATGACATACGAAAATGACAAATTCCAGGTTCTGAAGAGCATGAAGGTGCCAGATGATTTTAAATCAAATGGCTTTGTTTATGTGCTTTCGAATGAGTGCATGCCGGGAATTTATAAGATTGGGATGACTAAGCATTCACCAGAAGTTAGGGCTAAAGAAATTTCAGCCTCTACTGGCGTTCCTAAGCCATTTAAGGTGATAGCAGCCTTTCATTCAAATAATCCCGCATCAGATGAAAAACTTATTCATAAAGCCTTTGCAAAAGAGAGGCTTAGTGATAATCGAGAGTTTTTCAAGCTTGAAGATAATGATCTTTATGAATCTCTAAATGAAATAAGGGCGCTGGTTGGCCCTGAAAGAAATGGCGAGACGGCAGAATACGCAATTTACGACTCATTCATTTCTTTTCGCCATGAAAATGAGCTTGATCTTAATGAGGAGCTTATAGAGCAAGGTCTGGGTAGTGTAGTTGGTCATCTTCCTGCGGTGAAAAATTTCCTTATTCGCGCCGGAATTGATTACGCGAAGCAACTGATAAGCAAATATAACTCATCGATAGTTATTAATACAGATGGCAGTGTGGTGATGGTTAAGTCTCTTGAAGCCCAATGCTTTGATGCGGAGGTTGGAAATGAGCCTTGCTGAAGTATTTTACCTGCCGAAGAGTGAACCTGTTGAACAGGAGCGAAGAGTGGCTGATATCGATGATGGTTACACCAGATTCGCTAACGAGCTGCTGGAAGCTATCGCAAGTGCCGATTTAACCGCTCGCCAGTTGAAAGTTATGCTGGCCTACGTCCGGAAAACATATGGATTCAATAAGAAAACAGATCGAATAGCCGATGAGCAAATTGCTCAGTTAACAGGACTGTCAAGGCAGAATGTTAACAAGGCTAAAAAAGAACTGATTTCAATGAATTGCCTGTTTATGGATGGAAATCAAATCGGTGTAAACAGTGAGGTATCTGCGTGGCAATTCAGCAAGTGTCTCCAAGTTAGCAACTTTGTCTCGAAGTTAGAGACAAAAAATGTCTCCAAATTAGAGACACTCAATGTCTCGAAGTTAGAGACACACAAAAGACATTCTTTAAAGACAAAAGAAAATATTAATAAACCCCCTATATCCCCCAAAAAAGTTTCTCAGAAGTTCGACCCGCTAGAAACAGAGTTGCCTGATTGGTTATCAGCAGAAACATGGTTGTCGTGGGTTACCTATCGCAAGGAGATAGGTAAGTCGATCAAGTCTAAGCAAAGTGTCACTCAGGCTATCAACGTTCTAAGCAGAAGTCTGGAGAAGGGATATACACCTGAAGAAATTATAAACCAGAGCATCGCCAGTGGTTGGCAGGGGATTTTTGAGCCCAAGACTCCAAAGGGGAAACCTCAACCGAGGCCGCAGCATCGAGCTATGCAGGAAAACTTTGCCACCAAAGATTACGGACAAACTGAAATGCCTTCATGGGCGCAGGAGTGAACATGACGCTGGATGAAAAGATCTCCCAACTGGAGAAAAAACTTGCAGAATTGAGTTCTCCGCCAATTGCTATCGAGCATACATCTGTAGAAATTGGCACTGGCATCTGTGAAAAACATGGTGAGTTTGAGCAGCGTAACCGTTACTCGACTGGGCCAATTAAGTTTGCCTCAAGACCTAGCGAATGCCCGGAATGCATGAGAGATGAGCTTATTCGGCTACAGGCAGAGAAGATTAAAATCGACGAGGAATCACGTAAGCGCAATGTCGAGTTTCTGTTGAATAATCTTGATATTCCTGAACGATTCAAGGGTTGCACACTACAGAACTACGAGCCAGTCAACGACGATGCAAAGAGAGTGCTCAGGGTGTGTCAGGCATACGCCAGCAAATGGCCTGAGAGGTTACAGAAAGGCGGTGGGCTGGTTATGTGTGGAAAGCCTGGTACTGGAAAGAATCATCTTGCACTGGCTATCGCCCGGCACGCAATTACGGAACATCAAAGCTCAGCTATTTTCACAACGGCGCTGAAAATTGCCAGAGAATATAAATCAACATGGTCGAAAAACTCCACCCGCACAGAGGATGAAGTGATCCGACAGTTCACTAAACCTGACCTGCTAATTATCGATGAGGTTGGTGTGCAGTTTGGAAGCGAGGCGGAAAAGATGATCATGTTCGAAATCATCAACACCCGCTACGAGCGCATGAAGCCAACAATCCTGATTAGCAACCAGAGCAAAGATGAACTGTCTGCATTCATTGGTGAGCGTGTTATTGACAGGATGAATGATGGCGGCGGGTGCACTCTTGCGTTTACATGGGATAGTTACAGGAGCAGATCGTGACTGGAAAAGAAATCATCCTGGAATATCTGAAAACTCATGAACAATTCTCCCCACATGAATTAGCACTGATCACCGGAATACCAAATAACAGAATCGCTCAAGCAGCAAGGCATATGGTGAAACAAGGACATTTGAGTGTTGTTGAGCGTAAGTGGAAGACGGTTATTTATGCAAAACGCAAAGTGAAGAAGGAGCCAATTAAAAGAAATCCAGATGGTACGGGGTGGGGATATGCAAATCCAATGACGGCGTTTATTAATAGGGCGCTTATTGAGGTAAGGCAATGACAATCTACATCACTGAGCTAATAACAGGCCTGCTGGTAATCGCAGGCCTTTTTATTTGGGGGAGAGGGAAGTCATGAATCTGGACGAGCAAGATGCACAAACTATTAGCTCATACATAAGGGCATCAAGACCAGATTACAAAGGTCCGGTATTCGTAGATTTATCTCGCCTTGAAGAGATTTACATGTGGAAAGCAAGGTTACTTACGCATTTTGTTATTCGAACGATGACTAGCAACATTAAAAAACCAATGTAACTGGAAGAGGTGAATATGAGCACACTCGCAGACCTTATTCATGCCGATATGGCTGAAGATGGAGCAAGGCGTAATAGGTACTGGAAATCATCGAGACTTCCAGTTTGTGAAAGATTCAACCACAGGCCAAAACCAAAACGTAGCCGACGAGACAAAGTGTTGAAAAAACTCATGCAAATTAACATGGCTGGTTTTGTCAGATTCGTGAGTGAAACGACTAACGGGGATTGATATGGACGAATCAAGAAAGCAGTTTGAGGAATACGTTGCCAAAAAATTGAGATTACCATTCGAGATGATAACCGAGGCAAGAAATGGTGATAGGTACTTTGCATTTTCAAGCATGGATATTCGTCACTCCTTAAATGAGTGGTGGGCTTTATGGCAGGCATCGCGAGCAGCTATCGAGATTGAGTGTCCTGGAAAAAGAGAGCGTGAGGCATTTTCTACCGATTTCGAGGATGGGGTCACATTTGGTTATAACGACGCAATTAGTGAATGCGAAGGACTGATTCGCGCTGCTGGAGTCAAAGTGAAGGAGTAACGATGAAGCAAACAATCTTCCTCCGAACTAAGCAACAACAGCAAGCTGCAATAAATGCCATCCTCGCAACACCACTCGATAAAGACAAGCCAGTCACCATCCGCATTACTGACTACAAGCGCAACCTTGACCAGAACGCAAAATTTCACGCGATGCTGGCGGATATCGCACGTCAGGTTCAATGGTGCGGCAAATGGTTAAAACCGGAACAATGGAAGGTTTTGTTGATCAGCGGTCATGCAGTGGCAACAAAGCAGGAAGCTGATGTTTTGCCCGGGCTTGAAGGCGAATACGTCAACATTCGCGAAAGCAGCGCGCAGATGAGCGTGAAGCGCATGGCAAGCCTGATTGAGTACACGACAGCATGGGCTATTGGTCAGGGTGTCAGATTTACCGACAGGAGGTACGAATGAGACGACAGCGACGAAGTTTCACCGACATCATCTGCGAAAACTGCAAATACCTTCCAACGAAACGCTCCAGAAATAAACGCAAGCCAATCCCGAAAGAATCTGACGTAAAAACCTTCAACTACACGGCTCACCTGTGGGATATCCGGTGGCTAAGACATCGTGCGAGGAAATGACAATGGATTATTCACAGTTAAGTGATTTTGAAATTAACAAGCGAGTATTTAAAGCGATAGTAGGGGCAAAACCATTAGGTTATCCGCACAACGCAGATGGACGGTCTGTCGGCAATGAATCAAATGGTAATTATCGATGGTACGACTACTGCAATAATCCTGAAGATGCAGAGCCGATTATCGTAGAGAACAGAATTGGCATTATTCCAGCGCCAGAAAATGGATTATGGAAGGCAGCGCATAGAAAAGTTGGCAGTGATAGTACCCCATATCATATGACTCAAGATGAAAATCCCCTCCGCGCCGCCATGATTGTCTTTCTCATGATGCAGGACGCCAATAATGCTTAGCCCATTCCAATCCCTTCAATACCAGAAAGAAAGCGTTGAGCGAGCTTTAACGTGCGCTAAATGCGGTCAGAAGCTGCATGTGCTGGAAGTTCACGTGTGTGAGCACTGCTGCGCAGAACTGATGAGCGATCCGAATAGCTCAATGTACGAGGAAGAAGACGATGGCTAAACCAGCGCGAAGACGATGTAAAAATGATGAATGTCGGGAATGGTTTCACCCTGCATTCGCTAATCAGTGGTGGTGTTCTCCAGAGTGTGGAACCAAGATAGCACTCGAACGACGAAGCAAAGAACGCGAAAAAGCGGAAAAAGCAGCAGAGAAGAAACGACGACGAGAGGAGCAGAGACAGAAAGATAAACTGAAGATTCGAAAACTCGCCTTAAAGCCCCGCAGTTACTGGATTAAACAAGCCCAACAAACCGTAAACACCTTCATCAGAGAAAGAGACCGCGACTTACCATGTATCTCGTGCGGAACGCTCACGTCTGCTCAGTGGGATGCCGGGCATTACCGGACAACTGCTGCGGCACCTCAACTCCGATTTGATGAACGCAATATTCACAAGCAATGCGTGGTGTGCAACCAGCACAAAAGCGGAAATCTCGTTCCGTATCGCGTCGAACTGATTAACCGCATCGGGCAGGAAGCAGTAGACGAAATCGAATCAAACCATAACCGCCATCGCTGGACTATCGAAGAGTGCAAGGCGATCAAGGCAGAGTACCAACAGAAACTCAAAGACCTGCGAAATAGCAGAAGTGAGGCCGCATGACGTTCTCAGTAAAAACCATTCCAGACATGCTCGTTGAAGCATACGGAAACCAGACAGAAGTAGCACGCAGACTGAAATGTAGTCGCGGTACGGTCAGAAAATACGTTGATGATAAAGACGGGAAAATGCACGCCATCGTCAACGACGTTCTTATGGTTCATCGCGGATGGAGTGAAAGAGATGCGCTATTACGAAAGAATTGATGGCAGCAAATACCGAAATATTTGGGTAGTTGGCGATCTGCACGGATGCTACACGAACCTGATGAAAAAACTGGAGACGATAGGATTCGACACCAAAAAAGACCTGCTTATCTCGGTTGGCGATTTGGTCGATCGCGGTACAGAGAACGTCGAATGCCTGGAATTAATCACATTCCCCTGGTTCAGAGCTGTACGTGGAAACCATGAGCAAATGATGATTGATGGCTTATCAGAGCGTGGAAACGTTAATCACTGGCTGCTTAATGGCGGTGGCTGGTTCTTTAATCTCGATTACGACAAAGAAATTCTGGCTAAAGCTCTTGCCCATAAAGCAGATGAACTTCCGTTAATCATCGAACTGGTGAGCAAAGATAAAAAATATGTTATCTGCCACGCCGATTATCCCTTTGACGAATACGAGTTTGGAAAGCCAGTTGATCATCAGCAGGTAATCTGGAACCGCGAACGAATCAGCAACTCACAAAACGGGATCGTGAAAGAAATTAAAGGCGCGGACACGTTCATCTTTGGTCATACGCCAGCAGTGAAACCACTCAAGTTTGCCAACCAAATGTATATCGATACCGGCGCAGTGTTCTGCGGAAACCTAACATTGATTCAGGTACAGGGAGAAGGCGCATGAGACTCGAAAGCGTAGCTAAATTTCATTCGCCAAAAAGCCCGATGATGAGCGACTCACCACGGGCCACGGCTTCTGACTCTCTTTCCGGTACTGATGTGATGGCTGCTATGGGGATGGCGCAATCACAAGCCGGATTCGGTATGGCTGCATTCTGCGGTAAGCACGAACTCAGCCAGAACGACAAACAAAAGGCTATCAACTATCTGATGCAATTTGCACACAAGGTATCGGGGAAATACCGTGGTGTGGCAAAGCTTGAAGGAAATACTAAGGCAAAGGTACTGCAAGTGCTCGCAACATTCGCTTATGCGGATTATTGCCGTAGTGCCGCGACGCCGGGGGCAAGATGCAGAGATTGCCACGGTACAGGTCGTGCGGTTGATATAGCAAAAACAGAGCTGTGGGGGAGAGTTGTCGAGAAAGAGTGCGGAAGATGCAAAGGCGTCGGCTATTCAAGGATGCCAGCAAGCGCAGCATATCGCGCTGTGACGATGCTAATCCCAAACCTTACCCAACCCACCTGGTCACGCACTGTTAAGCCGCTGTATGACGCTCTGGTGGTGCAATGCCACAAGGAAGAGTCAATCGCAGACAATATTTTGAATACGGTCACACGTTAGCAGCATGATTGCCACGGATGGCAACATATTAACGGCATAATATTGACTTTTTGAATAAAGTTGGGTAAATTTGACCCAACGATGGATAAATGCACTCGTTAAATAAAACCCTGAGTTAATAGCTCGGGGCTTTTTGCGTTACAATCACAAAGGGAAGAGCGTTAGGTGAATCGGCGATACTGCCCCACAAGCCCGTTAATCGATAGAGGTAGACTAGCGCTCTTCCTTTTGTGCTGAATTAAGCGAATGCCGGAAGCAGAACCGGATCACCAAATGCGTACAGGCGTCATCGCCGCCCAGCAACAGCACAACCCAAACTGAGCCGTAGCCACTGGCTATCCTGAATTCATCAGTGATAGTTATGCTGCGGCCTTCTACACATGACCTTCGTGAAAGCGGGTAGCAAGAGGCTGCGCTAACAACCTCATGCCGTTTTGCCCGTGCATGTCGGTCACGAACAAATCTGATTACTAAACACAGTAGCCTGGATTTGTTCTATCAGTAATCGACCTTATTCCTAATTAAATAGAGCAAATCCCCTTATTGGGGGTAAGACATGAAGATGCCAGAAAAACATGACCTGTTAGCCGCCATTCTCGCGGCAAAGGAACAAGGCATCGGGGCAATCCTTGCGTTTGCAATGGCGTACCTTCGCGGCAGATATAATGGCGGTGCGTTTACAAAAACAGTAATCGACGCAACGATGTGCGCCATTATCGCCTGGTTCATTCGTGACCTTCTCGACTTCGCAGGACTAAGTAGCAATCTCGCTTATATAACGAGCGTGTTCATCGGCTACATCGGTACTGACTCGATTGGTTCGCTTATCAAACGCTTCGCTGCTAAAAAAGCCGGAGTAGAAGATGGTGGAAATCAATAATCAACGTAAGGCGTTCCTCGATATGCTGGCGTGGTCAGAGGGAACTGATAACGGACGTCAGAAAACCAGAAATCATGGTTATGACGTCATTGTAGGCGGAGAGCTATTTACCGATTACTCCGATCACCCTCGCAAACTTGTCACGCTAAACCCAAAACTCAAATCAACAGCAGCCGGACGTTACCAGCTTCTTTCCCGTTGGTGGGACGCCTACCGTAAGCAGCTTGGCCTGAAAGACTTCTCTCCGAAAAGCCAGGACGCTGTGGCATTGCAGCAGATTAAAGAGCGTGGCGCTTTACCGATGATTGATCGCGGTGATATTCGTCAGGCTATCGACCGTTGCAGCAATATCTGGGCTTCACTGCCGGGCGCTGGTTATGGTCAGTTCGAGCATAAGGCTGACAGCCTGATTGCAAAATTCAAAGAAGCGGGCGGAACAGTCAGAGAGATTGAGGTATGAGCAGAGTAACCGCGATTATCTCCGCTCTGGTTATCTGCATCATCGTTTGCCTGTCATGGGCTGTTAATCATTACCGTGATAATGCCATCGCCTACAAAGAACAGCGTGATAAAAAAGTCAGTGAACTGGAGAAGGCGACCGCCACCATCGCTGACATGCAGCAGCGCCAGCGTGCTGCTGATGCACTCGATGCTAAATACACGAAGGAGTTAGCTGATGCGAAAGCTGAAAATGATGCTCTTCGGCGCAAGCTTGATAATGGTGGCAGGGTGCTCGTCAAAGGAAAATGCCCTGTGCCATCCTCATCCGAAACCTCCGGCGCCTCCGGCATGGGCAATGATGCCACCGTCGAACTCTCTCCAGTTGCTGGACGAAACGTTCTCGGTGTCCGGGACGGAATTATCCGCGACCAAACAGCACTGAGAACGCTTCAGGAATACATCAGGACGCAATGCCTTCGATGATAGCGATAATTTTACTCATCATCCTTCGCATCTGGCTCTATAGACAGGGTGATGATCACTTCTGGAGTGAATCCAGATTAAACATCTCATTGCTGATGCTTGATATTGAGCATCTGGCGCGCAGTAAGGGGCTGCGTTGATATAAGAGCCAGTTCATTACAAATACCAGGATTTAGCCTCGCATTTGCGGGGCTTTTTTATATCTGAATTTCACAGCGCATCTCACGCGCATATTAACGAGAGCCTTTCAGTAAGCGAGCCTGAGAAATGCCGTTATAGGTGGCGACCTCTCTCGGGCGGCTTTTCTGTGAGACAGGCTTACTTTCTAAAAGGTAAAGACGCTATGAATAGTCATTCAGTTATTCCAGCCTTCGACTTCCGAGAAATGGTGCAAGCCAAAAACGGAGAGGTCGTTACCACATCCAGAAAAATTGCCAAGTACTTCGGCAAGCGACACGGTGATGTTCTCAGGAAAATCGAGCAGGTTAAGGCTGATTGCTCGCGTGAGTTTAGCCAACGCAATTTTGCGTCGGCTGATTATATCGATGAACAGGGCAAGGTTCGCCCGATGTACAGCCTGACGAAAGATGGCTGGATCATGGTTGTAATGGGGTTCACCGGGAAAGCTGCTGCAGCAATCAAGGAGAGCTATATAGCAGCATTCAATTGGATGGCAGAGCAACTGAGCCGCCGCATGGCAATTGGCGAAGAAATGCAGCACCGCTACGCCATCAAAGAAACACGCTCAAAGCTGAAAGGTACGATCGGCAGTCGATTAATGAACGAACGGAAGAAAGAGAAGCGCGTCCTGGCTGTCGAGCATGAATACATCTTGCAGGTGACACAGCCTGAACTGCTGATTAATTGAAGATGTCATTACAAAGCCTATCTACGGGTGGGCTTGATAATGAAACCGGAATTTATTCTGGGTAACCAGTTACGGCAGTACCGCGAAACAACCCAAGCCAGTAAGTGGGGAAATAACACTGGCAGCCACTGAAAGATGAACCTCCAGCCTTAAGGCAAAAAAGATTCTTTGTGGTGGCGGACTGATGGAAAGACATCGGTTATTGCAGAGGCCATTCAATGAGTGGTCTCGACAATGGCTTATACCCTACACGGGATAACTTAACTGATATCCCTTTTAACGGATAAACGGAGCCAACAATGGCAGAGATTATTCCCATGACTGAAGAACAGAAATTCCAGTTAGAGATTTACAAACTGGTCATGAACCAGAACGCAGCCGCAGAAGAAGCATTTCAGTTCATTGGCACTGACGAGCTGAAGCTTGAGCCATTCAAAATTCACTTCCAGTCAGGCGGCGCTAATTCAGATATCACGACCCGTACTATCGAAGCGGTGCGTAAATCGAAGGAAGCGTTAGACCTGTTCACCACCGGAGCATAAACATGGCGCGCCCAACAAAGTATCAAGAGGCGTATGCCGAACAGGCACGCAAACTGTGCTTGCTGGGCTACACCGATGCAGAACTTGCTGATTTCTTTGAAGTCAGTGAGTCAACTATTAACAAGTGGAAGCTTGATTATCCGAAGTTTTCGGAGTCCATAAAAAAGGGTAAGGCCGTCGCTGATGCAGAAGTTAGTGATCGTCTTTATCAACGCGCTATGGGCTTCGTGGCTCCAGATATCGATATTCGTGTTATTGAAAACAGAATTGTCGAAACTCCGCTTGAGAAGTATTACCCGCCTGATACAACAGCCGCCATCTTCTGGCTTAAGAACCGACAGAAGGATAAATGGCGCGATAAGCAAGAAGTTGAACACACCGGAGAGGTTAACCTGATTCAGCGCATTCAGGAGGCCAGAAAACGCGCGAGAGGTGAGTAATGTCGTCAGAATTCGAGGCAATGCTTGCCGATGATATGGGGCGATTCTTTTACGATCCGCTTGGCTTCGTTATGTATGCGTTTGATTGGGGAACTGGTGAGCTTGAGGGCTTTGACGGCCCCGATGAATGGCAGAAAGAGTTTCTGACAGATTGGGGAGACGCAATCAGGACTAATAACTTCGACGGTGTTAAACCTGTTGAAGCCTATCGTTGCGCTACCAGCTCTGGTCACGGTATCGGTAAAAGTGCTCTAACTGCCTGGGTCATTCTGTACATCCTCAGCACTCGTCCTTTCTGCAAGGGCGTCGTGACAGCCAATACCTCTGAACAGCTTCGCACCAAAACATGGGGCGAGCTGGGCAAGTGGAAGAAGCGGTGCATCACCGGTCACTGGTTTGAGTACAACAACGGCAAAGGCAACATGAACATCTACCATGTGGATCACATGGAATCATGGCGCTGTGACGGCCAGACGTGTCGGGAAGAGAACAGCGAGTCATTTGCTGGCCTGCATGCAGCTAACTCAAGCCCGTTCTACATCTTCGATGAAGCCTCAGCGGTTCCTGACAAAATTTGGGAAGTAGCAGAGGGCGGCCTTACTGACGGCGAGCCTTTCTGGTTTGCATTTGGGAACCCGACGCGTAACACCGGTCGATTCCGAGAGTGCTTCCGCAAGTTCAAACACCGATGGCGTCGACGTCAAATTGATAGCCGCCTGGCAAAGATGACCAACAAAGAGCTCATCGAAGAGTGGCGCAAGGATTACGGTGAAGACAGCGACTTCTTTAAAGTACGTGTTCGCGGCCTATTCCCATCGACATCAGAAGTCCAGTTCATACCTCAGGCATATGTGGATGAGGCCATGTCTCGCACGCTTGAGCCCGGGTCTTACACATTCGCATCCAAAATAATCGGCGTTGACCCTGCTTACACAGGTAGTGATGAGGCATCAATTTACCTTCGCCAGGGTCTTCATGCGCGCTTGCTTGGCACCTACCCGAAAACAGATGACGACGTTAAGTTCGCGCAAATCGTCGCAGGATTTGAGGATGAGCATAAGGCAGATGCAGTGTTCATAGACTTCGGGTATGGCACCGGAATTCACTCAATAGGTAGGTCGTGGGGAAGGAAGTGGCAGCTGGTTAACTTTGGGGGTGAATCCAAAGACCCCGGCATGCTGAACAAGCGCGGTGAGATGTGGAACTCAATGAAGTCATGGCTCAAAGAAGGGGGAAGTATCGATGATCAGCAAACAGCTGACGAAATCGTTGCTCCTGAGTACAGGGTTAAGCTCGATGGGCGCATCGTCCTTGAGGCCAAAGAGGACATGAAGCGCCGTGGGGTTCCTTCACCAAACCGCGCTGATGCGTTAGCCCTGACGTTTGCATTCCCGGTAGTCAAAAACAAACCAACTAAGCCATTACCGGCTCCAATTCGTCCAATTTCCAGAGGTAGATAATGGCCGACCAAGACGACAAATTGCGAACCATTCTCCTTCGGTTTGACAGGGATTGGGCAGCAAGCGATGAGGCCAGAACCGAGGCGACAAATGACCTGTATTTTAGCCGAGTGTCGCAATGGGATGACTGGCTATCAAACTACACCACCCTGCAATATCGCGGACAATTCGATGTTGTTCGCCCGGTGGTCAGGAAACTGGTCGCAGAGATGCGCCGGAACCCTATCGACGTTCTCTTCCGACCCAAAGACGGCGCTAATCCTGATGCAGCCGATGTGTTGATGGGGATGTATCGTACTGATATGCGCCATAACACGGCAAAAATTGCCGTTAACGTTGGCGTTCGTGAGCAGATAGAGTCCGGCGTTGGTGCATGGCGTCTGGTCACGCAGTACGAAGACAACGACCCAACAAGCAACAATCAGGTAATCCGACGCCTGCCAATCCATGAAGCCTGCTCACACGTCATATGGGACGCCAACAGCAAGCAGATGGATAAGAGCGACGCTAAGCACTGCACGGTGATTAACGCCTTGTCGCGCAATGGCTGGAAAGAGTTCGCAGAGGATTACGGTATTGATCCGGACACCTTGCCATCTTTCCAGAATCCGAACGATACATGGCTGTTTCCGTGGGTATCGAATGATGTCGTCTACGTCGCTGAGTATTACGAGGTCGAAGAGAAGAAGGAGAAAGTCTTCATCTACCGCGACCCGCTGACAGGTGAGCCGGTCAGCTATTACCAGCAGGATATCAAAGACGTCATCGACGACCTGGCTAATCGTGGATTCATTAAGGTAGCAGAGCGCAAGGTGAAGCGTCGGCGTGTGTATAAGTCGATCATCACCTGTACGCAGATACTGAAAGACCGCGAGAAGATAGCCGGAGAGCATATTCCAATCGTTCCAGTGTATGGTGAATGGTCATTCGCTGGTGACAAGGAGTGCTACGAAGGAGTGGTAAGGCTGACGAAAGACGGTCAACGCCTTCGTAACATGATCATGTCGTTCAACGCCGATATTGTTGCTCGTTCACCGAAGAAGAAACCTACCTTCTTCCCTGAGCAAATCGAAGGCTACGAATACATGTACGGTGGAAATGATGACTATCCGTACTATCTGCAGAACAGGACCGATGAAAACGGTAACGACCTGCCGATTGGTCCAATCTCCTACATGGAAAACCCTGAAGTGCCGCAAGCCAACGCTTACATGCTTGAGGCTGCCACCAACGCAGTGAAAGAGGTGGCTAGTCTTGGCGTGGATGCGCAGGCGGCAAACTCTCAGGTCGCTTTCGATACCGTCAATCAACTGAACATGCGGGCAGACCTTGAGACATACGTGTTTCAGGATAACCTGGCTACCGCAATGCGACGTGATGGCGAGATTTACGCCTCAATGGTCAACGATATTTATGACGTTCCTCGTCATGTAACGCTGACACTTGAAGATGGAAGCGAGAAAGACGTTCAACTCTATGCGCAAGTTGTCGATTACCAGTCCGGCAATGTGGTCACACTCAACGACATTCGCGGTCGCTATGAGTGCTATACGGACGTTGGACCATCCTTCCAGAGCATGAAGGAACAGAACCGCGCAGAGATTCAGGAGTTGCTCACCAAGGTTCCGCAAGGTACTCCAGAGTTCCAGATGCTGATGCTGCAATACTTCACGCTCCTTGACGGTAAAGGCGTCGAGATGATGCGAGAGTACGCGAACAAGCAACTGGTGATGATGGGGCTGAAGAAACCAGAAACACCTGAAGAGATGGAGATGGTGCAACAGGCGCAACAGCAGCCGCAGCAGCCATCAGCAGAGCAAATTCAGGCGCAGGGTATCCTTTTGCAAGGTCAGGCTGAATTGCTCAAGGCAGAGAACCAACAGGCGCAGATTCAGGTTGAAGCTGCCAAGGTTGAAGCCCAAAACCAACTCAACGCCGCGAAGATTGCAGAAATCTTCAACAATATGGACCTCGACAAGCAGGCAGAACTGCGTGAGTACCTCAAGCTCGTAGGTCAATTCCAGCAACAGCGCAGCAAAGATGCTCGTGCTAACGCTGAGCTGCTTCTTAAAGATTCAGACCATACTCATTCACAACGCATGGATTTCGCGAATCTTATGCGTCAAGTTCAAATCCCCTCCGGCGGAGTAGCCGAGACACCTCAATAAGAGAGAGTTAATCATGAACCCAACCACCGACATTCAGGCTTCTGAAGAATTAACCCTGACCGGCAATCATGCAGCGGCATCTGCTGATGGCTTAGTTGTCGATAATGCCAACGACAACGCAGGTCAGGAAGAAGGCTTCGAGATTGTCCTGAAAGACGATGAGAAACCAAAACAAGACCAGGCAACTAATGCTGAATTTGCCCGTCGCCGCATCGAACGCAAACGCCAGCGTGAGCTTGAGCAGCAGATGGAAGCGGTTAAGCGTGGAGAGTTGCCGGAGCACCTGCGGGTGAACCCTGAGTTACCAAAACAACCAGACCCTAACGATTATCTTTCCGAAGACGCACTGGCTAAGTACGACTATGACCAGAGCCGCGCACTGGCTGCCTTCCAGCAGGCAAACAGTGAATGGCAGATCAAGGCTATGGACGCACGAAGCCAGGCTGTCGCCGAGCAGGGTCGCAAAACTCAGGAGTTCACCCAGCAATCAGCGCAATACGTCGAGGCAGCCCGTAAGCACTACGACGCAGCGGAAAAGCTCAATATCCCTGACTATCAGGAGAAAGAGGATGCATTCATGCAACTGGTGCCGCCAGCAGTCGGTGCCGACATCATGCGCCTCTTCCCGGAGAAATCCGCTGCTATCATGTATCACCTTGGTGCTAATCCTGAGAAAACACGCCAGTTGCTGGCGATGGACGGGCAATCCGCACTGATTGAACTCACTCGACTGTCAGAACGTTTAACTCTCAAGCCTCGAGCCAAGCCTGTTTCAGAAGCCCCGTTACCTGATGAACCCATTCAGGGACATGCTGTTGCTGCAAATATCTCTGCGATTGAAAAGCAGATGGAGGCGGCAGCAAACAAAGGGGATGTAGAGACGTACCGCAAGCTCAAGGCGCAACTGAATAAAGGAATTCGATAATGGCATTAAATGAAGGTCAACTGGTCACGTATGCTCTGGATGAAATCATCGAAACCGTCCAGAACCTGACGCCAATGGCGTCCAAAGTGACAAAATACACCCCTCCGGCAGAATCCATGCAGCGTTCAAGCAACACCGTGTGGATGCCTGTTGAGCAGGAAGCGCCAACCCAGACTGGCTGGGATTTAACTGGCAACGCAACCGGGATTCTGGAACTCTCCGTGAAATGCAACATGGGCGATCCGGATAACGATTTCTTCGAGCTTCGTGCAGATGACCTGCGTGATGAGCGTTCTTACCGTCGCCGCATCCAGGCATCCGCCAAAAAACTGGCGAATAACATTGAGTCAGCAATTGCCAAACAGGCAACTGAAATGGGCTCGCTTGTTGTTCACGATACCCGCGCAATTGGTCCATCTACTGGCCTGTCTGGCTGGGATTTTGTGTCTGATGCAGAGCGCCTGATGTTCTCCCGTGAGCTAAACCGCGATATGGGCATCAGTTACTTCCTGAACCCTGACGATTACCGCAAAGCAGGCCGCAACCTGGTAGATGGTGACATCTTCGGTCGCGTTCCTGAAGAAGCGTATCGCAACGGTACTATTCAGCGTCAGATTGCTGGCTTTGATGAAATTCTTCGCTCACCGAAACTTCCGGCAGTTACCAAGTCAACCGCTACTGGTGTAACTGTTTCTGGTGCGCAGAAGTTTAAGCCGCAGGCATACACTCTTGATACCGATGGTAACAAAGAGAACGTCGACAACCGTGTTGCAACGGTGACCGTATCCTCCACCACCGGGTTTAAGCGCGGCGACAAAATCAGCTTCACTGGTGTGAAATTCCTGTCTCAGATGGCGAAGAACGTGCTGACTGATGATGCTACTTTCTCAATCACCCGTGTGATCGATGGTACTCACATCGAAATCACGCCGAAGCCGATTGCACTGGATGACGCGTCACTGACAAAAGAAGAGAAGGCTTACGCTAACGTAAACACCTCTCTTGCTGATACCACTCCGGTAAACGTTCTGAACGTGGCAACAACCACCGCTAACGTGTTCTGGGCTGATGACTCAATCCGCCTGCTGTCTCAGCCGATCCCGGTAACCCATGAACTGTTTGCTGGCATGAAAACGTCTTCCTTCAGCATTCCTGGTATTGGTGTTAACGGCATCTTCGCAACGCAGGGTGATATCAACACTCTGTCTGGTAAGTGCCGTATTGCTGTGTGGTATTCAGCATGTGCTGTACGACCAGAGGCAATTGGTGTTGGTCTGCCTAACCAGACCGCGTGATAACCAGAGGGAGCTTCTGCTCCCTTTTCTATTGGAGATACCAATGAGCGTAATGATTTTTCAGGCTGGCGGAGATACCAAAATATGGGGACGCAAGCTGAAAACGAAAACCGTTGATCCTGATGATGTAGCTGTGCACTTAGCAAATGGCTGGTATAAGCACCCTGACGATGTTCCTGATGATCCTCTTGTTGGTGATCAAATTGGGAGTGTTGGCGGAGGTGAAACTTCCCCAGTTGATATGGGCGAAGTGTCCGACGGTTATCACACTTTTAACGAGCTTTACGCTCACCGAGTGCGCCTCTTCTCATCGCTGATGCATGCTTACGCTGAGCTTTCGTGGTGGTCTCGCAAACACAGTGACGGTGAAGAGTGGGATGGCTGGATCATTGCTGGTATCACCACTCCAGAAGGCGAAATCACTTATCACCTACCTGTTGAAGAAATCGAGTTCCTTCCTGAAGGTACTGAGCTTGAGTTCGGGAAAGAGTGGGATGGTCATGAAGCAAATGATGTTCTTGGACGACTCCTGAGTTTGCGTCCGGCTATTGCAGAGCCAGAAGAAAAACAGCGTAAAAAGCCTGGTCGAAAACCTAAGGCGGCAGCAGATGAACCTGACAACGAAGGGTGATTTAGTCCTTGCGGCATTACGTAAGCTCGGTGTGGCATCAAATGCCACGTTAACAGATGTCGAACCGCAGTCTATGGAAGACGGCGTCAACGACCTTGAAATGATGATGGCTGAATGGCTTGGCGGTGATGCGTCACCTGGTATCAACGTTGGCTACATTTTTGCTGATGCAGATGTTTCTCCGGATCCGGGCGATGAGCACGGTTTATCAAATAACGCTATCAATGCCGTCATTTTCAACCTTGCCTGCCGCATTGCTCCAGATTATGCGCTGGAAGCGTCTGCAAAACTTATAACCACTGCCAGATACGGGAAAGAGCGACTCGTCAAACTGTCTGCAATGGATAGGGCGAAAGCCGCTAAATGTAAGTCCGGTTATCCAAACCGTATGCCTGTTGGCAGTGGAAACCAGTTGGCGAAGTGGAACGGTTGGAATTACTTCCACCGAAAGGAACCTTGTGATAACGGGAGCGAATAATGCCGATTCAGCAACTTCCGCTTATGAAAGGTGTCGGCAAAGACTTTAGAAACGCCGACTATATCGACTATCTGCCAGTGAATATGTTGGCTACACCCAAAGAAATCCTTAACAGCAGCGGATATCTTCGTTCATTCCCGGGCATTGCCAAACGTTCTGATGTGAACGGAGTATCGCGAGGCGTCGAGTACAACATGGCGCAGAGTGCTGTTTATCGCGTGTGTGGTGGCAAGCTGTACAAAGGCGAAAGCGAAGTCGGTGACGTCGCCGGAAGTGGTCGTGTATCAATGGCGCATGGTCGTACATCTCAGGCGGTAGGCGTTAATGGTCAACTGGTCGAGTATCGCTATGATGGCACGGTTAAAACCATCTCAAACTGGCCTACAGACAGTGGATTTACGCAGTATGAGTTAGGTTCGGTTCGCGACATTACGCGCTTGCGCGGGCGTTATGCGTGGTCAAAAGACGGCACTGATTCATGGTTTATCACTGACCTTGAAGACGAATCGCATCCTGACCGCTACAGTGCACAATATCGCGCAGAATCGCAGCCGGACGGCATCATCGGTATCGGCACATGGCGAGACTTCATCGTCTGCTTTGGTTCATCGACGATTGAGTATTTTTCCCTGACTGGTGCAACCACCGTTGGTGCCGCTTTGTATGTCGCACAGCCATCACTGATGGTGCAGAAAGGCATTGCCGGGACTTACTGCAAAACGCCGTTTGCTGACTCGTATGCGTTCATCAGCAATCCGGCAACAGGTGCGCCGTCTGTATACATCATCGGCTCCGGTCAGGTATCACCAATCGCCAGCGCGAGCATTGAGAAAATACTACGCTCCTACACTGCTGATGAACTGGCTGAAGGCGTGATGGAATCGCTGCGGTTTGATGCGCATGAGTTGCTGATTATCCATCTTCCGCGCCACGTACTCGTGTACGACGCATCTTCAAGCGCCAATGGTCCGCAATGGTGTGTGCTGAAAACAGGCCTGTATGACGATGTGTACCGCGCTATAGACTTCATTTACGAAGGCAATAAGATAACGTGCGGCGATAAGCTGGAGTCCGTGACCGGGAAATTGCAATTCGACATCAGCAGCCAGTACGACAAGCAACAGGAACATCTGCTGTTTACTCCTCTGTTCAAAGCGGATAACGCCAGAGTTTTCGACCTTGAAGTTGAATCGTCAACTGGAGTTGCGCAGTATGCTGACCGCCTTTTTCTCTCTGCAACCACTGACGGCATCAATTACGGGCGTGAGCAGATGATTGAGCAGAATGAACCGTTCGTTTACGACAAACGCGTTTTGTGGAAGCGTGTCGGGCGAATAAGGAAAAATGTCGGCTTCAAATTGCGCGTTATCACTAAGTCACCTGTCACTCTCTCAGGCTGCCAGATAAGGATTGAGTAATGGCTGATTCGAATCTCAATGAGCCGGTAATCATTCAGGCTACACGACTCGACACATCAGTCCTTCCACGCAATATCTTCTCGCAGTCATATCTGCTGTACGTTATTGCACAGGGTACTGATGTTGGTAATGTGGCTAACAAGGCCAACGAAGCAGGGAAGGGGGCTTATGATGCACAGGTGAAGAATGATGAGCAGGATGTCACCCTTGCAGACCATGAATCCAGAATTGCTGCTGCTGAAGCAACTCTCGTCAATCATGAGCATAGAATCGCAGCAGCGGAAAGCACTCTTGCAGATCATGAAACACGGATTACGGCTGCCGAAACAGAGCTGGCTGATCACGAGACGCGAATTGCTGCCAATGAATCTGAGTTAGCAAACCATGATGCGCGAATAACTCAGAATACAACCGATATCGACGCACTTGATACCAGGCTCACAGCGGCAGAGGGAAGTATTTCGACGCTACAAAGCACAGTTGGTGATCACTCAACAAGAATATCTGCGCTTGAGTATGCCACCACGCGCAAGAAATCAGAGGTTGTTTACTCAGGAGTATCTGTAACAATTCCGACAGCGCCTACCAACCTTGTTAGCCTGCTGAAAACGCTCACGCCGTCATCAGGCACGTTGGCACCATTCTTCGACACCGTTAACAACAAGATGGTTGTGTTCAACGAGAACAAAACCCTGTTCTTCAAGCTGTCGATTGTCGGGACGTGGCCAAGCGGAACCTCAAACAGGTCAATGCAGCTAACCTTTTCCGGATCTGTTCCTGACACACTGGTAAGCAGTCGCAACTCGGCGACAACAACCGATAACATCCTGTTAGCTACGTTCTTCAGCGTGGATAAAGACGGCTTTCTTGCCACAAATGGCAGTACGTTAACCATTCAGTCAAATGGTGCGGCGTTTACTGCCACAACCATCAAGATAATCGCGGAGCAGTAATGATTCAGTTCAAACCAACGCGAAATATCGACCTGATCGAAGCAGTCGGAAATCACCCTGACATTATTGCCGGAAGCAACAACGGTGATGGATACGACTACAAGCCTGAATGCCGTTACTTTGAGGTTAACGTGTACGGTCAGTTTGGCGGCATTGTTTACTATCAGGAGATTCAGCCGCTGACATTCGATTGCCACGCCATGTACCTGCCAGAGGTTCGTGGCTTCAGCAAGGAAATCGGGCTGGCGTTCTGGCGATACATTCTGACTAACACCACCGTTCAGTGCATCACATCGTTCGCCGCACGCAAATTCCGCCACGGGCAGATTTACTGCGCAATGATTGGCCTTAAGCGTGTAGGAACCATCAAGAAATACTTCAAAGGCGTGGATGACGTGACTTTTTACAGCGCCACACGCGAAGAACTAATCGACTTCCTGAATCACGGGAGATAGCCATGTTATATGCATTTAAGCTGGGCAGAAAACTGCGCGGCGAGGAACCTTATTGCCCTGAAAAGGGTGGGAAAGGTGGCAGTTCTGATAAAAGCGCAAAGTATGCCGCAGAAGCTCAGAAGCATGCAGCAGACCTGCAAAATCAGCAGTGGCAGACGATCATGAAAAACCTTGCTCCGTTCACGCCTCTTGCGGAGCAGTATGTTAACCAGTTGCAGAATCTTTCCAGTTTAGAAGGTCAGGGGAAGGCTCTTAATCAGTATTACAATTCTCAGCAGTATAAAGACCTTGCAGGTCAGGCTCGTTACCAGAGTCTTGCTGCTGCGGAGGCGACTGGCGGACTTGGGTCGACAGCCACAAGCAATCAACTGGCTACGATCGCGCCGACTCTCGGTCAGTCTTGGTTATCAAATCAGATGAGCAATTACAACAATCTGGCAAACGTTGGGCTTGGTGCGCTGCAAGGTCAGGCAAACGCCGGGCAGACGTACGCCAACAACATGAGCAGCATTGCACAGCAAAGCGCAGCTCTTGCCGCTGCTAATGCCAATAAACCATCAAGTCTTCAGACAGCAATTAGTGGCGGAACGTCTGGTGCGATTGCCGGTGCAGGTCTTGCCAGCCTTTTGGGAACATCAACACCTTGGGGCGCTGGCATTGGTGCTGGTATCGGATTGCTTGGCTCGTTGTTTTAAGGGGTAATCATGGCTACTTGGCAAGGATCAAATGGCGGATTGTTGGCTGGTATCGGCGGCGTCAACTCAAACGCTCCGAGCGTAAATGACATCGGCAATACGCTTCAGCTTATCAGGCAGAACAATGATATTGAGCGTTCAGGCGCTAACAATGTTGGGCTGACTGCTTTGCAAGGTCTTTCAGGTATTGCAGGGGTGTTTCAGCAGGAAAAGCAGGCTCAGCGGCAGAAAGAATTTCAGCAGGCATACGCTAATGCTTATGCGTCTGGTGATCGCGGTGCTTTGCGTCAGTTGGCTACTCAATATCCAGACCAGATTGAATCCGTTCGTAAAGGCATGGGATTCATTGATGAAGAGCAGCGTAATTCTATCGGCACCTTAGCAGCTGGCGCACGCCTTGCGGCCTCGTCTCCAGAAGCAATGCAATCATGGCTGCAAAACAACGCCAAGGAACTGGCGCGCGTAGGCGTTGACCCTAACAACGTTGCTCAGATGTATCAGCAGAATCCTTCAGGATTTGGTGAGTTTGTTGATCACCTCGGAATGGCTGCTCTTGGTCCGATTGATTACTTCAATGTTCAGGACAAGATGGCTGGTCGTGAGATTGACAGAGGCAGACTGGCAGAGACAATCCGCAGCAATCAGGCCGGAGAGGCGCTAACAGCACGAGGTCAAAACATCACGATGCGCGGTCAGGATTTATCTGCTTCTACTGCGCGACGCGGGCAGGATTTGGCAATGCAGCGAGCGTCAACAAGAGGAACCGCTGGGAATGACGAGCGTACAGTTCAGTTATCAGATGGCAGAACTGTAACGGTAGGCGGGAAGCTTCACGGCGCTGGGGCTAATGCGTTCTACGAAGGCATCGACAACGAGGGGAATATGGTTCGCGTTCCTGCCAGTTCAATCGCAGCGCCTGCAACATCGTCTGCATCAGCACAAAACTATGCCATGAAGAAGGATATCGACGCGATCGCAAATGCAGACGCTTCTGCTCTCGATTTCATGACAGGAATGACCGGCGGTGCAGGTAACCCGGCAATTGGTGCTGATGTTCGCAGCCGATTAACAGGAAAAGAGCAGCGCCAGTTATATAACTCAGCACAACGTATTCAGGGAAGAATGCAGAATCAGGGCGTGGCGGCAGCAAGGGACATGGGTGCCAGTGGTATTAACACCGTTGCAGAAGCGAAGATGTATTTTCAGGGGATGCCGCAGGTTGACTATTCAAGCCCGGAGGCTATGCAGCAGTCGATTCGTGAAATTCAGGAATACACCAACAATTACAACCAACAATATAACGTTAATGTTGGTAAATCTCAGCGGAAGCAATCTCAACCTGCACAGGTATCACAGCCAGCAGCCAGCAGTAACTTTTCTTCACTATGGGGTGATTAATGGCTAAAGCATGGAAAGATGTTATCGCCTCTCCACAGTATCAGGCGTTAGCACCAGAACAAAAAGCGCAGGCTCAGGAGCAATACTTCAATGAAGTCGTGGCCCCGCAAGCCGGAGAAAATGCAGAGCAGGCTAAGCAAGCTTTCTATGCTGCCTATCCATTGCCATCTGTGCAGCCAGTGGAGACACAACAACCATTAGCACAGCAACAACCACAGCAAAGTGGATTTATGTCTGATCTTGGCGAAGCAGTAAGAGAGACTGGTCGCGGACTGGTGCAGGCTGGCGTGAACGTGGCAAACATACCTGCATCAGTTGCCGATGCTGTAACAAGTGCGGCGGCTTGGGCTGGCGGTAAACTCGGCATTGGTGATGGTACATATCAACCAGCGCCACGAGTAACAACGCAGGGATTAGAGCAGGACTTTGGCCTTCAGCAAGGCGCGCTGACTCCACAAACTACAGAGGGCAGGGTATTTGCTGAGGCATTGCCTTACCTCACTCCTTCTGGCGTTGAGAGAGCGGCGGTACAGGCACCAACACTTGCTGGTCGAATTGCTCAGGGGGCAACTCGCCTTCTCGCAGAAAACGCAGTTGGATCACTTGCTGCAAACAGTATGAAAGATGATGCGGAAGCACTTGCTACCGATTTAGGCGTTGGTGTGCTGGCTGGCGGTGCTATTAACGCTGCCGGACGTGGGTTAGGTGCTGCTTATCGTGGCGTTCGTGGTGCTATTGCGCCAGAAGCGCAGCAGGCTATCAGATTTGCAGAGCGTGAAGGAGTTCCTCTGCACACCACAGACCTGTTACAGCCTACTTCCCGCGTCGGGAAAATGGCGCAGACGACAGCGGAAAATATCCCCCTGGCTGGCACAAGCGGGATGAGAGCAACGCAACAGGAAGCGAGAAGCCAGTTGGTGCAGAGATTTGCTGATAAATTCGGTGAGTATGATCCAGCTGTTGTTATTGACAGCCTTAAAGCGAAAACATCAGGAATTCGTCGTGCTGCAGGGAACCGTCTTGAGCAGGTTCAGAATGCAATGGCGGGAGTCAATATCCAGCCTGCTCGAGCAATTCAGCAGATTGATACAGAAATATCTAACCTGCAGAAGCTTGGTAAGGTCGCCGATAACGAGACTATTTCAAAACTTCAGTCCTATCGTGATGAGCTTGTTCGCAATGCTGGTCCTGATGGTCCGGTAAATCTGGATTTGAAGCAATTAAGCGATCTGCGCAGCCAGTTCAGAATGGACGTGAAGGGTGAGCGACCAGTGTTACCAAACCGTTCCGATGCCGCCATTCAGCGCGTTTACAAGGCGATGACAGACGATATCAATGGTGCCATTGGTCAGAATCTTGGCAACGATACTCTCCGTAAATATCAGCAGGCCAATGCCGTCTACGCTGACGAAGCGGCGAAACTAAAGAATACCAGGCTGAAGAATGTTCTCATGAAAGGCGACCTGACGCCGGAAGTTGTCAACAACATGCTATTCAGCAAGAACAAATCTGAAATTAAGACGCTGTATAACTCAGTTGGTCGTGTTGGCAGGGCGCAAATGCGCAATGGCATCATTGGAAAGGCGATGGAGAAATCTGGCGGATCCCCTGACCAGTTCCTTCGACAGCTTAACATCCTGCAAAACCAGACTGGCATCACATTTAAGGGGCAGGACGCTGCTTATCTGAAAGGATTGAAAAACTACCTGCAATCCACGCAGCAGGCTGCAAAAGCGGCAATAACAACACCAACAGGGCAGCAAACCATCCCGTTCATTATCGGATATGGGACAGCAATGAACCCGGCGACAACTGGCGCAGCAGTAAGCTACGGACTTCTTACTCGCGCATATGAGAGCGAGCCATTCAGAAATGCAATGCTCCGAATGGCAAACACCCCACGCGGATCAACAGCCTTTGAGAAAGCAATGCAGCAGGCACAAAAGGCAATTAACGCTCTGACGCAGGGGGCTAAGTCTGATGCGTTGTCAGAATAGCTTTTCAAACACCAGGAACGTGCAAAAACCAAATATGTAGAACGCGAGGTTTATCGTACAACTCTGCATAGGAGATACCTTTGCTGATTGTTATCTTATGTTACTGCTACTGTTGCATGTGACTGTATTTCCAAACCCTGAATTGCAGTTTGTGTAAGTGTCAACGCGTGTTGGATAGGGTTGAGTTATAACAGGCTGTCTCGCTTTTTGCTCGATCGCTTGCATTGTGTTTACAGCCTGATAATTCAATAAAGCCTGCTGGAATGCTTGGCTTTGTGCTATTTGTTGGGCTTGTTCTTGGCTTTGTAATTGAACATAAAGATTCTGAAGCTCAAGTCTTGCCTGTGCGTCACTTATCTTGCCTTCATCGACACCTTGCCCGAGCATCTTTGCAGCAAGGACATACAGCTTAGGTGTTGGTGCTGATGCCATGCGTGAGTCGTTCTTCACACTGGCATCAAGGCAATTAGCCATATCGCTAAGCTTTTGATAGCGTTGTTCGCAACTTGCTTGATAGTCACTTACTTTTGCGCATCCAACCAGCAGAAGCGGGATAATTAACAGTAATTTTTTCATATGGTTAACTCTCCTTAGTTTTTCACAGGATAGCATGAAGGCAATGCCATTTTAGCCGGAAACTAGATTTCTATGTTTCCTTTTTATTATTGCTATACATGGTCTTAAGCGTTTCAAAAACCATTTTCTTAACCATATCAGATTGTTGTTCTGCCATACGCTCTGCATCGTCAATGTAAACGGATGCAGAGCTTTGTTTAGCCAACGATTCTTCAATCGCTGCAATTATCTCTGAGTTCAGCGATCTGTTATTCATCTTCGCACGCTGCTTAATTTTCGCGTGGAGTTCATGCGGAAGTCTCAAGTGAAACTGCGCCTCATCGTATTTGCTGTACATCCTTGATGCCTCACCAGTTGGGTGGAATGGCATCGTAACCTACTGGATAAATACTCAATAGTACCATTTCGGTATGCAATCACATCATGGTTGCATCATATCATTCGTCTGGAGCAATGAAATGTCAGATATCACCGCAAATGTTGTGGTAAGCATGCCTTCGCAACTCTTCACTATGGCGCGTTCTTTTAAAGCGGTTGCCAATGGCAAAATTTATATCGGAAAAATTGACACTGACCCGGTAAATCCTGAAAACCAGATTCAGGTTTATGTAGAGAATGAAGACGGTTCTCACGTTCCTGTTTCGCAACCAATCATCATTAACGCTGCTGGATATCCGGTATATAACGGACAGATTGCCAAATTCGTTACCGTGCAAGGCCATTCGATGGCTGTTTATGATGCGTATGGTGCGCAGCAGTTCTATTTTCCGAATGTTCTTAAATATGATCCTGATCAGCTTAAAGTATCTCTATCAGGGAAAGACGGTCTTAAATACATCGGGACATGCCCTGATATAGCAATGTTAAGGACAATTGAGCCTGAGCGAGATCAGCAAAAGATTTTCGTCGACTTCCACACTACAGGCATGAAGCCTACAGTATCAGGTGATACTGGTGGTGGTCTGTTTGTGTCAGATTTCACAGATTCTACTTCTGCAGATGATAACGGCATGGTCATTGTCACTGCGGGTGGTAAACGCTGGAAACGTGATCTTCAAGGTAAGGGGTATGTAACACCACGTATGTTTGGTGCGTGGATGGATGCTCCATATATTGACTGGAATACTATTCAGGCCACAGGGTATCCTAGAGCGCCAAGCATGGGTGGCGTCGATTTAACAGGAGTAACAAATGATGGATTAGCACTTAATAAAGCTTATCTAACTAAGCTTCCTGTTTTCATAGACCAGCCCATATATATGGGTAACACTCAAATTGACATTAGCCAGTTTAGATGGGAAGGGATTAGTCTAAATCTATATGGGATTAATCCACAAAAAAGTATTGTTTATACATCAGGAAGTGGTGGTTTTGTTATGGGAAGTTGGGGGCACAATCTTAAAGTAAAGAATATGTGTTTTCGCAACGCTGACGATGAATATTCAGGTAGCCCATTGGTCATTTCTGGTCAAACACAAACTTTTGGCGGTGGTAGTGAATATGATATTAAAAATAACATATTTCTACATTATAAATTTGCACTTCCCTTATCATGCTTTGTCAGTAATGTTACAAACAACCAAGCATATGATTGTATCTATGGTTTCGGTTTGGCTGGCACATCTACTACATTCTCTTCCAACTGGGCAAGGCATTGTGACTACGGATATCTGTGGGGCGCGGCTATTGATAGAACAACATATGATCCGGTGAACAGTCCTTACCCATTGATGTATGTTAAGGCCACAAATATCGCGTCGGATGGATGTAAATTACCACATAAGTTCTATCAATTTAGATCTTTAAGTATTGATGGTCTAGGTATTGAGGGTGTCACAGGAGATCATTGCTTAGATTTTACAGATATAGTTCAGCAGGATGCTACTTCGCTAATGGAGTTGTCAAATATCTCATGCAATCTTAAGGAAGACAATTCGGTAGGTGTGACGCACTTCATATCATTGCCAACTAATGAACAGAATGGACCAACACAAGTTAGGATATTATCTGGATATGTTCGGGCATACAAAGGGATTACCATTCTTAAGAATACATCTGACGAGTCAAGCCAGTATCAATGCCGTGGGTTTGATATTTGTGATGGGTTCAAATTCATAAAGCAAACAAGCGGTAGTTCTATCGCTGATGACTACGTTAGAGGGAGTAAATATCATTCAAGATTCTATGGTGAACATACAGGTATTGGTTATCAGACAGGCTCTAATGGCACTAAACTTTCAGCATTACATCAGGCATCAAATGCAGTATATCCACAAGTTATTACAGAGAACGGTACAATACTCATGCCTTATGGGAGGGCTCTCGATATTCTTATAGCAACAGATGGAGAGGAATCGTATTATACTGGTGGTGTTTTTATTGCCGGTGAGATAAGTATAATTCCTATTAACCAAAATGGATTGGGAGGGGTTAACGAAAATGGAGGGGTTATTTTATTTAGCGTTTCAGCTAAAGATCAAGCAACGTTATTATCATCAAAAGTTTGGGTAAATAAAATTACAGGAGACAAGCTATTAAATAATGTAGTGGTTTCCAAGTACAACAATGGAAGCCAAACAATACTAAGGATAAACTTCGCAACAGCAACCATCTCTCAAGCCATATTGCATATTACACTAACCTCACAAGGTCGGATGCATTACTATGATAAGAGATGGAAAATTGTAACTCCGTGATCACCACCCCCCCATGTAAAATGGGGGATATTTATATTAAATGTTTTGTTATTTTATTCTTTGATAGTAAATAACAAATTAAAGCTGAAATTGCGAAATATATTATGGTGAGTACAGGTATCATATACCATGCATTAACAGGACTGTAGCCAAACTTTATCTCTCTGACTAATATAAAATGTATGAAATAGATACCAAAAGATAGTCCTGAAATTGTCCTTATAAAGGAAAGCACATGATCAGATACACGATCCTTAACTGAAATGCAAAACATGAACGTGAAGATAGCACTTGCAAAAACAAATGGAGCAGTATTTTTAAAGAAAAGCTGTTCCGGCCTACCAACCTTGCTGGACCACCATATTGTAGCTAAAACAGTAGCCACGCTAAAGAAGACAACAAGCAGGAAATAAATTATCCAACTAATAGTTGAAATTCTGTCTCTATATCTTCTTAGTATAGCGCCAACAAGAATGTATATGCCATTCTCTGAAATAAAATCCAACTTAAGCCATGTAAGGCTAAACATTGTTCTGTGAATGTACGGAACGAGTGAGTGAACGTAAAACAACATCGCTATTATCATCAGTATATAATACGATGGCAAATTCTTAAGTGGATTACTTATTATTGGTAAAAACATATACATGCAAATATATGTATACATAAACCATAAATGGACCTCTGAATGTTGAAATAATGACGATATTTTAAGTCCGTTATAGTGATTATTATATAAAAAATAAAACAGCCACCAAAACATAAAAGGAATAAAGAGTTTTCTAACCCCTTTTGCTAAATGATTTGAAGCCTCTATCTCCTTTTTATAATAAAGGTATCCTGTTATTATAAAGAATAACCCAATACATTGTCGTGTAAATGAACTATACGTTGTTATAGTATTCCATGAGTCGCTGAATGCAAGGAAGTAAGCTCCTGACGCATGTAACATAACCACAAGAAAGATAGCTAAACTTCTTGCTATATGCACTTCATTTAACTCTATTCTATTTTGTCGAATATCAGACATTACGCACCCACCACAATTTTATTTGTATGATTTATATGCTTTTAAATTTAAGATTATTTTGTCCTTTTTCTATCACGTAACCATGAGCGAGATGATACTTAAAAAAACAGTGCTGCGAATTTATTCTATCATCCAAGGCTCCATCGATCGATACTTGCGGTAGTTGATGAGGAAAAGCTATGGTACACAAAGCTTTGCACTGGATTGCAAGGTTTTGTTTCTATCAGATAGTGGTTAAGCTGGATCACTCCACCTTTTCATCAATCCAGTCCGCCCACCACTGCATCATTTCTCTGCGCTTATCGAGATACTGAGCATGGTTGTAAATCCCGCGCACAGAACCGCCGTTGGCATGTGCCAGTTGCACTTCAATAGCATCAGCAGGCCATTCGTGCTCGTTCATAATCGTGCTGAATTCATGCCTGAATCCGTGACCGCTTTCCAGACCCTCATAGCCGATTTGTTTGATCACAAGCAGTACCGCGTTCTCGCAGATTGGCTTCTTCTTATCGTTGCGACCGGCAAAAACAAACTCTGATACTGGTTTGGTGATTGAGCTTAGCGTAGTGAGAAGTTCAACCACCTGGTCTGACATAGGAACCACATGAATTTTGCGTCCCTTCATCACACTGGCGTCGATGGTGATAATCCTGTTTTCAAAATCGACGTTCTTCCATAGCATAGAACGAAGCTCTTTTGTTCTGAGGGCTGTGTAGCGTAAAACTTTGGTCGCAATGAGCGATACGATGCTTCCTGAAAATGTTGCCAGTGCTTTGTTAAATGCCGGGATCTGGTCTGCAGGAAGAAACGGGAAGTTTTTCTTGCGGTATCCCTTCATGGCGTCAGCAAGGTCAGGTGCCGGGTTATATTTAGCCCTACCAGTGACAATAGCGTAACGGAAAACCTCGCCGCATCTTCTGCGTGCTTTGTTGGCTCGCTCCATTGCCCCGCGATCTTCAAATCTGCGGATTACTTCCAGCAGTTGCATCGGCTCAATATCCTGAATTTCAAGGCCGCCGATGATAGGTAAAATGTCGTCATCAAACATTTTTGCAAGTTCAGTCGCATAGGCGGCTGACCAGACTTGCTTCTTGTGCTCGTACCATTCCTTGTAAATCGCACTAAAGGAATTGTTGTTAGACGAAGCCTTTTTCGCCTTTACCGGATCGATGCCAACCGAGATGTCTTTCCTCGCAGTCCATGCCTTATCCCTTGCCTCCTGCAAAGTCATAAGCGGATATTTTCCGACGGTCAGGATTTTCTCCTTACCGTCAATCTTGTAGCGAAGCTGCCATACCTTTTTCCCTGATACAGGAACATAAAGGTACAGGCCATTACCATCGAGAAGGCGGTATGGTTTTTCTTTCGGCTTTGCTGCCTCAATCTGCTTAACGGTGAGCAT